TTATATAATTGGACACTGTCCGTTGTTACATAATATTTCAGTAATTATTTCGTTTATTTTATAGTACTCATTAGTAACCGTAGTAAAAGGATCTAATCCTTCACTTATAGGATGAACATAAGCACCTGGTGTAGAGGGGGTTGATACAAAATCCCAGCATAACAATTCGAAATCATCTTGTACTTCTTGTACCCCATTAGAACCAGGTTTTAAACTACCCATTCCTCTAGAAGATACGCCTACTGTAATTCCGTTTTTAAATAACTCTTTTAATATGTTGCCTGAGGGGGTTGGTAATATTTCAATTTTACCCATTACATGATCTCCATCCCACCATACATCTTTAATATTATGTGAAACATTTTTGAGATTAATAATAGAGGAATCAGGATGGTCTAATTCACCTAATGCTCTATTTTCTGCTATTGGGCCTTTTTTATAGTTTTCAACTTCTCTAGATAAAATTTCTTTAGGATAAGATCTACCATTACCATTTTGGGTTTCAGCAGATTGTAATTTACCCTCAACAATCAAATTACCATTTTCGGTTTTAACCGCTTCAGTAATTGCCTGAGGTGAAAGTTTAAAAAGTTGAGTATCTATAAGGGTTTGTTTCATTTTCCTCCAGTCATAGTGTTCTTATCAGCAGAAACTTCCATTAATTTTTTTTCTAATTCCTTAATTTCTTTTTCTACTTCTTGAATAGCACTTTGATTAATAAATTCTGAAAGTGATTCATCTTCATTAATTGCACAAGCTCTTTTTCTTTCAGCAATTGCCGCTTCATAGATTTTAGCTTCTACTTTTTTCTTAGCAATTTCACCTAAACGTTCTGCTTCTTTAAGGACTTCAGACATTTTCATTCTGCCTTCCTTTTTCATCTTTTTCTTTTCTTCTTTTTCACCTGCTTCTTTACCTTTTTCGTATTCATAGGCAGCTTCACCTTCTTTTACTTCTTCTTCAGCTACATTACCATGAGCTGTAGAACCTTTAGGATCATTAATAGTTCCTTTATTTTCTTCAGCTAAAAAAGCTTCAAAGCTATTTTCATAAGCTTCTTTTTTACGATTAGCAAAGGGGTTACCAATAGAGGGAATGCCAGCTACGGCTTCTTCTAATAATTCTTTTAATTCTTCTGATTTTTTCATATCATTTTCTTTTAAGTCTCCGTAGCCGGAGGATTTATGTTTGCCCTTAGGCTCTTCTTGTTGTTTTAATTCTTCATATCCTATACCATCTACTTTAAAAGCAGCATTTTTAGTATAAAAAATAGGGTCTTTTTCTAAATTTTTAGCTACTACTTCTCTTGCTTCATCTATAGTTAATTCAGAATCCTTTTCCATTTCAACTCTTAAACCATTAATATACTGGTCGAAGATTTGGTTATTTAGGTTCTTTTTATCCTTATAGTCGTAGCCAGCAGTTTCTTTTTCATTGACTTCTTTAGTAGTCTTTTTTTCTTCTGCTTTAGCTGCTTCAGCTAAAAATTCTTGGAATTTATATATAATTTCGCTTGCCATGTTAATAAATATTAATCTTTGTATAAATCTACATAATCAAAGGCCTTAGATTTTTTTCTAAGGGCTTTTCGATCAACTGGTTTGTATCCTGCTTTAGTATATGCCGAAATGTCTGCTTTACCAAAAGCATAGGGAGTATTATAAGCCATACCCATTGTTTCTTTGACTGTTTTTTTAGTCATAGCATATTGATCAGGGTAATTTTTTCTAAAAAATGTTCTAAATGAATTGAAAGTATCAATTATATTATCTGCTTGGGTTTGGTAGGCCTTATCGTTTCTTAAATCTTTATTAGACTTAAGTTTTTTAGCTGATCCACGAGCATCGTCTAAAGTAACAAACAAATCAATAAAACTAGGAAGAGGTATAACTTTATGTCGTCTTCCACCTCCTTCAGATTTGTATGTGGGGTCAAATTTATAATAGTCTGAGAGGTTATCAGAAAAATAATCTCTTTCCATGTCTATTTTTCCATACTTATCCTCAATACCTTTAAGGTAGTTAGGGGATAGTTCTGATGGTTTAATAGTTGCCATTATTTAATTACTTTAGCTACTTCTTCAGTTAAAGAATAGTACTGGAGAAGGTTGATTAAATCATCGTTATTAATCTTAGAACCCTTATCTAATTCTTTAAGTAATTTAACTACTTCTAATAATTTAATTTTAGTAGCTTCGTCTTTTACTTTTTTAGCTTGTAAAGTTAAAGTATTTTTTACTTCAACAATTTTAGTGTTGTAAATTTCCTTTAAACGAGGGGTATTATCAATTGAATTAATAAATTCTTTAAGTATTTCTTTTTGACCCTTATTTAAATTAGAATACTTACCATTAAACTTTTCAAGCATTACTTTATAAGTAAGAATTCTTAAGTCTTTATCGTATTTACCAAATTCCTCTACTAAATCCTGTTTTACCTTTTTTTCACTAATAGGGCGTTCTGTGAGGTATTCTAATATTGTTACTTTATTAGAAATAATTTCATCAGTTTCAGATAATTTATCTGAATTATAAATTTCTATTAATTTATAGAAAGCAGCATATCCTTTATAATTGGGAACTTGATGTTTAAAAAATTCCTCTAAATTATAATGTTTACGAATTTCATTAATTAAATTATATTTTTCCCTTCTTAAGGCGCTTCTATTTAATTTACGAGTTGCTTCTAATATAGTATTTAAGGTAATATCTGCTTTACCTTCACTTAAATTCTTATTTTTAAATAATGATTCGTATAGCTTATATTCTTTCCCTAATTCAGTTTTAGCAAATGCTTTTTTTAAAATATTAAGGGAAGCAGACTCACCACCAGACAAAGTGTCAGCAGTTATTTGTCTCACTAAAAGCTCAAATAAAAGGCCCGTATTTTTATACTTAGAATGTTTGATTCTCATTGATAGGCTTTTTTATAAATATGTAAAATTTCTTATTCCTTTAAATTACCTTCATCTAATAGCGACTCATCTTGCTCAAATACTAGCTGTTTGCGATTTATTGGAATCCTTTTAAGCATATCTTTATTTTGTAAGTAAGCTGTTTTAGCTTCTAAAGCCATAGGAGAACCTCCTTTGTATGTAGGACGGATTGAATCAGAATCATTTTTATCAATATCCTTCATTCGTTTTACACCCAATCTGTCTTTACCAAAGTTACTATCTTGGGTATTAATGTTAGAAACTTTTTCTTCAGGACGTCCTAATTCTTTTTCATCATATCCTGCAGGGACATTATCAGGTTCGTCATAATATCTACCTTTACCATATAGTGAAGCTAGATCATGTGGGGTGCCATATGATTGTCCTGTTTCTTGTGGGTCATTTCCTTCGGATTCAATTTGAGTATTACGGAAAGCACGCTTAGCATCTTCATTAACCAAATCTCTAAATTCAGTATATTCATCTTCACTGAAATGGAAGATATGGTCGTAAACGAAATCAGAAGGAAATAGTTTGGAATCCATCATTTGGGTAGCTAATTCCATTTTTTCTTTCATTAATACTACTCTTTCTTGATCATAAATGATTGAAGGGGTAGTTAAGTTAAGTTCGAAATTAACTAGATCATCACCATCATATCCTTGTGTGTAAAGGTGTACAACAGCAATTTTATATAATTCTGAAAGGATAATTCTTTGAATACGTTCTACTGTGCGAGCAAATCTAATATCCATAGAAGCTAATGTTGCTTTACCTTCTACGTCTTCAGCATATCCTAAAAATGCTTTTGGTACTTTTAATGCTGCAAATAATTTATCTCTTAAATACTCAACATCGGTTATACCATCATATTGCAAACCGGGTGTTGTTTCTATTTTAGTTGAAGCATCATTACCTCTAAGTGGGATATAAAAATCTTCTAAGAGGTTTTGCATATTATATTTTAAATTGTAATCTCCTGTTTGTTGATCAACATAAGGAGTACGCTTCATTTTTGAGATAGTCTTTTGCATAAAGTTTTCTACCTCAGCAGGTGGGATAGCACCTACATTTATATAAAAAATACGCTTTTCAGGGGCACGTACAATTCTGTGTACTAACATAGCATCCTCCATTAACACATATTGTTTAAATAATTTACGTGCTGGTTCTATATAGCTTCTACCATATGGAAGATAATTTACATCTGATAAGAGTCTAAAGTGAGCTATTTCGTAATTATCAAAATAGATAGCTCTGCTTTTTGTGTTACCTCCTGCGCTTTGTAAACCCCCAAAGTAACCACCATATTCCCCACCCCCACTTAAACCATCAGGATCAAATTTAAATTTAACTTCTACTTGATGATTGTTAGATTCACTAATTTTTTCTTCTCTAACAATATTATATGCCGTGTAAGGAATTACATTATAAACACCAAACTGATCTGCAATTTCTAATTTTAAGAAAAAATCACCATACTTACACATTTGGCGAATCCACATCCACAAGTTAAATTCTATATTTAAAACATCATAAAAAAGATTATATAGAATTTTTTGTAAGTTTTCGTCTGGGGATTTAATTTGGAGAACCTCACCCATAGCGTTTTTAAGGGTAGATTCATCAGCTAATATATCTAAAGAAGAAGCAATAATAGCATCAGTATCCATCGCTTCATAATCAGAATAAAGTTGGGTTCTTAAAGTTTGATAATTAAGAGCGGGATTATAAATAGGTGCTTGGTTAGTAGTATATAAGCGATTGTATCTATCAACCATTGAGTTGGTTTCAACTTGACCAGTTTGTTGATAGTTACTAAAATCTAATACCTTTAGTTTGTTCCCTCCTACATTACGAATTAGTACGTCTGTAGAAAATAGTCTTCTTAATCTTGTAAATACGCTTGTATCAGCCATAATATATTAATATATGAATAAATATTACAGGAGCCAACTAAAGTCCTCACTTCCTCCCTTTCCATTATCCATGTGGTAGGGGTTATCCTGCCCTGTTGAGAAATATGCTCCCTGATAGTTTGTAGTGGATTTTTGAAATGAGCCTAAAGCTGCTTTTGTAATGTCTACTCCATGTTGTCTAAATTTAAGTGCAGTATCTCTAACATATAAGCCTATACCAAAACTCATTATTAAATCATCATTATAACCAGTTTGAGCTTCTGCTCTACCATGCTTCCAAATAAACGTTTTCATTTCTTCAATTAAACGTTTTGATTGGATTGTAACACCTTTATCACTTACATACTCTTGGAATTTTCCAATAACCATAGGTCTTGTTCTAGTTGACATAGTAAAACCAGCAGTCATACTAGAATTATTTTCATAGTTTTGTAAATATGAGTCTACATTAACTACATCAGATTTGGGTGAATAATATAAATTAGGATATTGACGTTCAATTATTGTTTGAATCGTACTCCATCCAATATTAGCATTTTCTACTACAAGCAAAGCATTATTATATTCAGTAGCTATTGCAGTAAGTATGTTACCAAAATCTTTAGTGGAAACTTGTCCTTTATATTCACCTACTTGAACAGCACTTTCAACATCAAAAATATGAAAAGCTGAGTAGTCTTTTCCATCTCCTCTAGCTACATCAGCGGATATTAAATATTGTCTAGTGTAATCAGCAGGTTCCCAAATCCATAGATTTTGATCTACTCCTCGTCTCTCGAGGGGTTCTCTAATTGTTGATTTTTCTATATATTCAATATATTCGGGGTAGAATACTATGTCTCCTGAGGTACTAAAATCACAATCACATTCTTGTGCTGCCATTCTAGGGTCTCCTAATAATTCGTCTTGCCTATCCCTCCATGCCTGATCTCGTTCAGGGTGAACAAACCAAGGTAATTTAATAGGTAAAAATTCATTTTCGCTAGCTTCTGCTCTTACCCAAGTTTGGTGAAACCAATTGCCTGTACCATAAGGGGTAGATAATGCTATACATCCACCACCAGTAGCAAGTGTTTGTTGAGCCGATGCCCAAATCTCGCCAATATTTTCAATAAACGCCGCCTCATCAATTAACAAAAGTGAAACTGCTTCGGATCTACCTGCATCACTTGATGCTGAGGTAGCTTTAATTTGAGAACCGTTTGCTAGTCGAAGTGTTAGTTTGTTGTTTTCTTCATAATCTACTTTAAGCCACGAAGGTAAATTTTCATACATAAATTTAACCTTTGTAACCATGTTTTTGGCAGTTTCCTGCTTAGTAGCTATACAAAGTATGTTTTTATCTTTGTGAAAAATCATTAACCACAAAGAATACCCTGCAGATAAAGTAGATATACCTAATTGGCGAGATTTAAGTATAATTGAGTAAGGGTTATCTTGGAATAAATTTAAAACTTTTTCTTGGAAAGGGTATAAATGAAAGTTGATTCTACCTCTTTGTGGGTGTTGGATCATACAGTATTTTTTCATAAAGTGTACAGGATCTTGAGCACACTTTAAATATTCCTGTCTTATTATTTGTTTTAAATCACTCACTTTTTAGTATAACCGGAAGTATAGCTGTTAAAATAGTAGTTAAAAATGTAAAATTACGGGTATTCCTTAACTTAGTAATTTTTTCTTCTTTGTTTGTAACTTCTACCTGTAAAGCAGAAGTTTGATTAAGAATTTCTTTATTTGCCTTAAATAAAGAGTCGGTAGTAAGTTTATATTCTTCTAGTAAAATTTGGTTTAAAGATATAGTAGAGTTTAGATCATTAATTTCTATTTTTAATGAATCCCTTTCTTGTTTACAAAAATCATATAAAGTAAGCTCACCAGCAATTTGGCGAGCATAACTTGTGGGAATACCAATTAAAGAATCAGTATCCGTAGCGGTTTGAGAAAAAAGTGGTAAGCTCATTGTGAGACATACCATTAATTTTAGATACTTTATCATTATAATCCTTTTTTAATCTATTTAACTCTTTAGTTC